TTGGATCTTCAAACAATGGCATAGAAGTTCTTTCACTTGCTTTTAAAAAATAAAAACCAGATATATGACCATTCCAATGGGTATGTAAAGTGTGGTGTCCACCACCTTTTTTAGCAAACTCTTGTACCCACATTTCTGTAGTAAATACAGTGTAATTGGTTAAATCAAAACCCATTTCTACTAATAAATTATTCGCTGTAGCACCAATATAATTTTGTAATTGTAAAAAATTAGGATCTCCTATTAATGTTGTTGAATGAAACACATTTCCCATATCTCCTTTATTACCAAATTTTTTATTTCTTTTATCTATGTCTTTTTTTAAATTTTTCTTTGCTATTTCAATATATGGATCTGAAGCTTTGTTTAAATCTTTAACAAAACCAGATTCATCAGCAGACCATATTGGACAAGAAAATAAATCCTCCCTGTTTAATTGTTGGGGGAACATTAATTCTTGTTTTATTTTTTTATTCTTTTTCATACCACTCCTATTTATATGGCCATCCTAAATTCCATATTACTAAACTATGTCTAGATCCTTTTTTAACGGGACATACTCTATGCCAAACAAAACCAGGAAACACAACTAAAGATCCTTTAGGCAATATCTCTTTACATTTAACCACATTTCTTTTTTTATCAGGGTCCAGATTTCTAAGATCAAATTCTAATTCACCACCTTTATAATCTTTAGAATCTGATAGTGTAACTGTTACAGATAATTTTCTTATTTTACCATGATCTGGTGCGTTTGGGTTATCTCTCCAATAAGGTTTATCCCAACCATCACAATGCCAATCATAGTATTGACCTTTATTATATTTTGTAAATTGACAATTTTCAGAATAATCCCATTGAAAATTCCAACCAGCATTTGCATTTGCTTGATGAACATATGGCTGTATTTCTTTATAAATCCATCTATCATTCATCCAAACAATATCTGAATTTCTCTTCTTTTTCATGTCTTTAATTTGTTTTGTATTCAATGGCCTATTTCCATATCCACCAGTGACTGCCATTTGATCTTGTAATTGTTTTCCATAACGTACAATGTCATCACAGATTCTATGAGGAATTGCGGATTGAAAATACCAATAATAATTTGTTAATTGCATAAACTTTCTTTTATCGAGTTTTATTTTAAATATATAGTAATGTAAAGAAAAATAAAAATAATTGATCTAGATCAATTACTATTGATACTTATAACGAATCATTACAATACCTGGTCCACCTGTTCCACCTGTTCCTGGATATATTGATCCACCGCCACCACCAGTGTTAGTTCCTCCTGCTGCTGCATGACAACCTGGTGAGCCAGGGTGTGTGTAATCTCCACCACCACCAAAACCACCAATACTAGTTGCATCAGTCCCTGCTCTAGATCTACCAGCTCCACCACCAGCAAAATATCTTGTTGAACCTACTGGACCTGGTGTTCCATAACATCCTGATGTTGGTCCTATAAATGAATCTGCAATATAACTTCCATCACCACCAGCAGATGTACTAGGAGCTGGAGTTCCTCCAACAGAACCAGCGCCACCACCACCTCCACCATATGCGTTACATCCTATACCAGAAGCACCACCAGGATTACCTTGGTTAGGTGTTACATCAGGTGTGTCTCCTGCTCCACCAGGTGCAACCCCAGGTCCATATTTAGGTGTGTTATAAGCATCATCTCCAAAACCACCACCTCCACCTGATCCACCTGCTCCACCTACTCTTAAAGGAGATCCACAGTTATTACCACCACCCGCTGCACCACCACCAGCCGATGTAAGTCCAAGTGCTGACGAATCAACACCTGCTGTACTTCTTGGTTGAGGTGATCCTGCGGGTGCTCCTGCACCACCACCTCCAACTACTATAGGGTATCCTTGAACAGTAACTGCAACACCACAATCATTTGCTAAAGGAGATGTTGTTGGGCTAGGTAAACATAAAGAGTTTGACATTCTAAATCCACCAGCTCCACCTCCACCACCTTGGTTTGCTCCACCACCTCCACCACCAGCAGTTATTAGATAGTCTACTGCGTTATTAGCAGGAGCAGTAGCAAGACTGTTCACTGTAAAAGTTCCATTTGCTGTAAAAATATGTGTTTTATAATCTCCACAAGTTACAGTAGCATTACCTCCACTAGCACATAAAAAAGTATATTTAGGCCATGTTACTACTGACTCTGTTTGCTTTCTAAAGTGACTGCCTAAATTCCATACACCACTTGCTTTATTTAATTCTTTTACGATAACGACTCCTGGGCCACCATTTGCTCCTGCTGGACCTCCACTACCTCCTCCACCTCCACCAGTGTTAGTTGTACCTGCAGTTCCAGCTGAAGGATAGCTATTTGTACCTGCACCACCGCCGCCTGGACCTCCAGAACCTGCAGTAGGAGCAGTAGCTCCACCTCCACCACCAGCATAAACTCCAGAGTTAGGTATAGTAAGTCCTGGAAAATAAGGACTAACATCTGTACCAGCACCACCAGTACCTCCAGTTCCACCAGCTGGGGATGCCGTAGCGGCTGCTCCATGTCCACCACCTCCACCAGATCCTTGGTTTCCTGGAACAGGAGAACCTGGTTTAGAGGGTGCTCCGTCATTACCTTGTGGGGGAGTAGTAGGAGGAGTATTGCCACTTCCTCCAACTCTAGTTCCTGGTGCATTATTTTGAGTGCCACCACCACCTGAACCACCATCAGCTCCTGCTCCACAGTTAGCTGGCAGAAAAGCACCTCCACCACCTCCGGCAGAAGTATAAGTTGTTGAACATAATACTATAACGGAATTGTCACCATTAACTCCTATCGCACTAGAACCACCAGCTCCACCACCACCTACTGTTACAGGAACAGAGGTATTTCCTCCTACTGGTTTACCTTCTAAAATTCTTAAGCCACCTGCACCTCCACCTCCACCCCAGTCAGTTCCACCACCGCCACCACCTGCAACTACAACTGAAGTTATAAGTCTAGTTCCTGGTTGTGTAGTGAAAGATCCGTTAGATGTTTTAAGAGTTTGAGTACATCTTCCAAAAGAAGTTATGTTTTTTACACCAATTATTCCGCCATTAGATCTGGCCATATGAGTCTCCTATTCGGAAACCCAGGCTGAGCCATTCCAATTATATTTGGTAGGTGTTTCCGCGTCGTCGTTTGATTTAATTGCTTCCCAACCTGTATCGTTGTCAGCTTTATATTTTGTTTCGTTCCAACTAATTCTATATAAAAAACCTGATCCAGATGTAGTTGATGGATAAGTTATAGGTGCTTGCCAATCATCACTACCATCTAGTGCCCATGAGGCAAAAGGTTGTGGTACTAAAAATTTATCTTTTGATGCATCATAGACATAGCCTATTCCTGCATATTGTTTTCTAAAATTATTATTATAAGAAGTTTGTTTAAAATTTGTATTTGGTTTTTTAAAAAAATTTTTACACCATGTTTCACCATCAACATGTTTATCTGAAGGAACACAATCATTTCCTACAACTGTAACTTGTTTAACTACTAAATGTGTATCCGACGTAAAACCCGTTGGATCGGTTTTTGATTCTAATTCTGCAAAATGTGCCATATTGTTTTCTCCTTAAAGTTTATTTATAATATCTAAAATCTATAATGTCAATGTTCCTGTTCCTGTAAATTTAACTACTGTACAGCTTCCTGTAGTAGAAACACAAGAAACACAGCCAGGCGCTGCTGCAAAACTTGCAGGTTTACACGCTGTTGCTAGTCTTAATATTACAATTCCAGTTCCACCATTTCCTCCAGTTTGAGTTCCACAAGAACCACCACCGCCGCCACCTCCAGTGTTTACTGTCCCATTTGCTCCAGTTCCTGTAGGATTACCAGGCGAATTAGAGGTAGCTCCACCACCGGCTCCACCGCCACCTGGTGTACCAGATGCTCCTGCAGCTCCAGTTTGTCCTCCGCCACTTCCACCACTAGCAAGTGTAACAGAAGATCCTGTAATACTATTTGCAGCTCCAGCTCCACCTGCTCCACCACCACCACTTGGCATACTAATTCCACCACTTACTCCAACAGCAGAAGCTCCACCACCTCCTCCTGATCCATTGTTTGTACATTGTCTACCTCTACCACCATTATATCCTTGAACTGGACTTGTAGGTTGAACATTACCTGACGGTGCAGCTGCTGTTGCTGAATCATTAGCATTTCCACCACCTGATCCCCCTGGTATACCTTTTACGTTACAAGCTCCTGGAGTGGATCCTCCACCTCCACCACCACTTGTAAATATAGCTCCAACAGATGAATCTGTTCCAGAAGCTCCTTGATTATTTGAAGTACCGCCAGCTCCACCACCACCAACTACAATTGCATTTGGTCCTGGGCTTAAGTATAATTTTTGTTCACCTGGAAAAGATGTTCTATAACCACCAGCTCCACCGCCACCACCGTAGTTTGATCCGCCACCTCCACCACCAGCAACTACTCTGTAATCAAATGCTGTACCACATCCTATATCTTTAATATTTAATGTTGCAGATGCTTTAAATTTTGCAATATATGTTGTTCCATCGGGAGAAGTTACGGGTGCGTTTGGAATACTAGAAGTATCTATGTAAACATCACCTCCTCCTGCTAAACTAGCTATAACTATCCCTGGACCGCCTGTACCTCCAGCTACGTATGGTGCACTTCCACTAGAACTAGCTCCACCTCCACCACCGCCGCTGTTTGTTGTTCCTGCAGTTCCAGCTACGTTTTGATTAGAAGTTCCACCTGCTCCACCAGTTCCACAAGGACTAGCAGCCCCAGTAGTTTTAGATTCCCAAACTCCACCGCCACCACCGCCAGCATATGATGTGGCACATGCTAAAACTAAAATATTGTTTGGTGCTCCTGCACCTCCTCGTCCTGACGCAGGGTGTGAAGCAGCAACTCCACAACCAGTGGCTCCACCGCCTCCACCAGTTGTTGCATTGTCATTACATCCTGCTCCACCAGCATTTCCTTGCGCTGGACTTGTAGGAGGAGTGTTACCAGTACCAGCTGCACCTGGATGTCCTGATCCACCACCTCCAGATCCGCCAGGTAAACCTGCTTGTGTTCCAGGTCCAGGTCTTGATGATCCACCACCTCCACCTCCTGTTGAAGTTATACAACCAAATACTGAATTATTACCTGGTATTCCATTACAACTAGGTCCACCAGCTCCACCAGCTCCAACTGTTATTGGATAAGATCCTATCGGTAATGTTAATGCTGATCCTCTTAATGGACTTGGTCCAAAACCTGATGCACGATAGCCTCCGCCACCGCCTCCGCCACCTGGTGCTCTACCACCACCTCCACCACCAGCGACTACTAAATAATTTGTTGTATAACCTGATCTAGTCATCCAATTAGAACATTTAACATTTGAAAAATGTTCATTAATATTCCATACACCTGATGCACATTTTGGTGTTGTTTCTTTTATAACTACTAATCCTGAACCGCCAGCTGCACCTGCTCCTACGCTTCCGCCACTTGCACGAGAACCACCGCCAGCGCCACCACCAGTATTTACTGAACCTGCTGTTCCATCGCCACCACTAGCTGGTCCATTAGCTCCACCACCACCAGATCCTCCTGCTATAGGAAAACCAGGAACATTTCCATCTGTTTGTTCTCCACCACCTGCACCACCACCAGAATATGTTACACAACTTCCTGTAATATCATTTGCTACACCATCTCCACCATGATTTTGTCCATCAGTATTTCCAGCTTCACCTGCTCCGCCTCCACCACCAGCCATTCTGTTTGTATCAGAAGTGGGTTTTGATGAAGAAGCGCCTCCATCATTTCCTTGCGATGGACTTGTAGGAGGTGTATTACCTGAACCTCCAGAATAAACTCCTGGAGAAGCACCACCATGGGCACCACCACCGCCACCTGATCCACCATCGGCTCCAGCGACTTGTTCTAGTGAGCCACCACCTCCTCCATTAGATGTTAAAATACTACCTCCACCTCCACCAACTATAGATGAATCACTTCCTGAAGAAGCTGTATTAGCACCACCAGGTGATGCTCCCCCTCCTCCAACTGTAATATCCATTACTGAGTTAGGCATGGTAACACAAGTAGCAGTTCTATAACCACCAGCACCACCGCCACCTCCCATGACTCTACCTGATCCACCGCCTCCAGCGACTACCATTATTTCTGGTACAGTTGAAGTACAGTTTTGTTTTTGAAAAGTTCCGTCTGCTGTAAATGTAGTTGCTTTAGTAGCAGGTGTACATATTACTTTTAAGGGTCCAATTATACCGCCATTACCAGCCATAAATTAAACCTCCTACGCGTCGTCTAATTCTTCGTATGAAATAAAATAAGTCAGGTCACTATTAGCACTCGCTGTAACCGCTAATATATCTGTTTCATCTAAATAAATTGGGTTTTCTAAAAAACTTAATGTTGCATCTGCTGGAACAGAAATTGTGCTTGCAATTTTAACATAGTTACTACCATTATCTACACTAACTTCTAATGTTATATCTGCGGCATTTGTTCCATCAATGTTACAAATAAGTATTGTATTTATTTTTGCTACTTTATCTGCAGATACATCAACAGCGGATGCTCTTGAAGTAGTTACTGCTCCCGTTGCATTTTTAGCATTGATTGTTGCTACGTTTACTATATTTGGTGTTGCCATAATTGTCTCCTTTTACCCGAATACGATAGCCATTGCAATAGCTTTTCCTACTGACGCGGCACTCGAATTTGCGTCTATATATGTTACTATTCTTGAAGCAGCTACTTTTCTATTAGTTCCACCTGCTCCATTATCTACTATAAATAAATCAGCATCTACAATAGCTTCTCCTATATCTGTTGCTCCATCTATATCTAATGTTGTTAAAGGCGTAGTACCTGCTGATAATCCAGCTCCAGATCCAGTAAATGATGTTGCTGTAAACACACCTGTTGAACTTAAAGATGCTTTTTCAGATGCTGCCTCACTAGCTGCAGTTTTAAAACTTAATTTTGTAACATTATTAGAAGAACTAAAGTTACCTTCTGAAACTGCTTCAATTCCTGCTGCAACTAAAATTGCATCAGTACCTGTTGCTTCATCAGGAGCTTGAAAATTTATAGCTCCTATTACATCAGCTGCTGCAATATCTGTTTCACCAGTTTGTAATGTAAGTTTAATAGGTTTATCATCAGCTGTAGCATTATGTTTTAATTTTAATCCAACATCATGCTCATGAATAAGTTGAGCCTCACCATTTACACCGAAATAAATAACAGAACTATCTGAATTTAAATATATATCATTACCAACAACAGCATCACCTGATGCAGTAAATGTTCCAGAAACATTAGCTGTTCCATTAATATCTATAGCCGTCGCTGTCAAATCTATCTCATCTGTCGCACCAATAGATAATACAGCATTACTAGAACCCTGTATGAATTGACTTGTATCATTAAAGCAAATTTTGTTTGTAGAGTTTAATGTTAAACCTGTACCATCTGTGTGAGTTAATGTTGTGTCATTATCAGCACCAAATCCTAGTACAGAAGAATCACTATCTAATTTAAGATCATTACTAACTAAAACAGCAGTAGAAGCAGTTAAATCAATTGTTGCTTCTCCAGC